GGATGTCAACTAGTGCATCAAGTTGTTCTACTTTGTCATCTGCACGAAGTGCATCTTGCAGTTCGCCATGCTCTTCGTCAATAAGATCAAGATACATTTTGTAGTTTGCGTCACTTGCTGGTTGGTCACATGCTGTTGCAAACATGTCTACATCGTTAAATGGATTAGTCATTATGCTATTTGTCCTGATGAATTTACAAAGTCTTGTGGGTTTACTGTAGCATGTTCACCGTCGCCATATTCTCCACCTATCTGTACGTCATTTGGTTTAGTTTCTGAATATGCTAAGACACATTCAGCATCTACCATTCGAACTTCAATTTCACCGTCTGGAGTTTCTATAGTCATTCCACGAGTCCAACGACCATGTTCTACTAGAATCCATTGACCTACACTATAGTCATCCTCATTAATTGGACCTTTGGAATAAACTTTACCCCAACGAGGATAAATGCCTCGAGTTGAGCCGTTGTCGTCTTTAATAATTAGACCACCTTTTGATTTTTGTTCTCCAAAGTGCATATCACTTACTAGAACTCTATCACCGATAGCTCTCGGAGTACCTTTAATTGTATTTAAATTTAACGCCATTTGTTAATTACCTTTTTGTACAAAATTTCCGTCAGTGTCTTCTTCCCATTCGTCATCTTCGCCGATAACTAGTACATCGTTTTCGTCCTCGAGACTGTCCTTAGACTTGGCTACAGCAATTTCATCAGGTACACCCGGATGTTCTTTTTGGTAATCAGCAAGAATCTGTTCTCTAGTTTTAACAATAGTTCCACCAGGTCCTAGTTCGTCACCGCGAGCATTAACTTTGGCATTACCTACTGCCGGTGTTAACTCATTTTTTTGACGTAGCAAGTCCATATCGACTTGTTTGCCTTGCATTGATTTGTAGACTTTACGTCCTGTTTGTTTCATTGGCATTGTAATACCTCCTTAGTTATAATAGTACTTATCTTAGGAACTCTCTCCAGTCCAGGTCAAACTGGATTGAATCAATTCTATGTACACCTATTAAGTATAGCACATAACTTGCTACACTACTACCTCTTCCTACACCCCAAACAATATCATTCTCTCGCATAAAGTCTACAAGATAAATCATGTAGCGTAGTAAGTCAAGCATGCCACGTGCTTCGTACTCACGTAGTTCTTCCCATATACGTTCTTGATGGGGAATTTCCTCACAGGGCGTTTCTGCTTTACCTAATACATATTTGAATACATTAAGATCTTTATATTCATCAGGCATAAACCACTCAGACTGTAATGCATTGTCAAAGTCTTTTTGTTCTACATCAATTGGTATATACTGTTTAAGTTCGGGCAAGTACTGATCTCGCATTGCTTCGTTGAATTTATCTATGTCATCACTAGGATCACATAGTACCACATGACATTTGTCCACATGACCGGTATAGATCATATCAATAAGATCTTTATTCGAGAATCGCGGAATACCTAGTTTGTCTGTTTTCATAAGCATACATGTATTTTAACTGATATTAATCAGATTGTCAAGAGAATTTTCGCCATCTTCGGCAGAAATATTTTGAGTCATCTTAGATGACCTGTTAGTTGATTCGGCTTTAAGTTCATCTAAAATTAGCGTCATCTGTGCTTGAACGCCGGGGTTATGTGTTTGCCAATACTTTGTTGATAAATCGACAATTTTCTCGTGTAAGTCTGCGTCAGATAGATCTCTAAAATTATCTATTAACGGATGACTCATTATGCTCCAAACTCACCAATATAGTCTGCAAATACAATACCACCTGCATTTGTTGTCCAAAAGTCTACTATTGCTCTTTTTGCTGTATTGCTAACAACAAATGATGCAGGAAATCCAGGGCCTTTAATAATTGAGCCAGCTATTGCATTCCAAGTAATTACTTTGGTCACATCGCTAGTACTAACTTCTACACGCATTTTACTAAGTCTTCCGGATGTGCCCCACCCTGTTAGAGATAACGTAATATCATCACCTACTGTAAGTGTTTGGTAGTGTCCGTCAGACCAGTCAATATTTTGACCTGCACTAATAGTGCCAATGCTGTTAACTTCTTCAGTGTTAGCAAGAAGATTTGCATCTAAAATGTTGTTACCATTAAAGTCATTTGCAGCATTTAATTTTGCTGTAGTTGTGTCCAGTGTAGATAAGTCTGTCGCTGCATTGCCCATCTGTGTCTTGATAACATTGAAATTGTCTCTAAAACCTTGTGAATCGTTATCTACCCCAGCTACAGGATATAATGCATCTATACTTTGTATTGAACTTGAACTTATTGTGATTGCCATTTTTTGTTTCTCCGTTAATATTTATGTCTATTAGACATTGTGTTTGTAATTTGCGAACATAATGTATTTCTCATCTGATACGCCTTCTGTGCTATCGATTACATATCTATCAATATCATAATTAAATTGATTAAATTTAGTATTAGTATTTGCAATAGCATTTTTAATAATATTACTCTGTCCAGGTAGAGTGTAACATAATGGAATAGCATTTACGAATCCTAATGTGGCAATTGCTCCTGGTTGTGAAGTACGCATCCATAACGGTAAGAAGTTAATTTCTGTTTCGCCTAAGGCACGTAGTCTATCTCTCATATTATCAATGCTAGAGATAAATCGTTTTGTGTCGTTTGCACCGTCTATAGTAATTGCATCAGAGTCAACTTTTATTGCATTCTCTGGTGACGGCCTAAATCTATACGGATCAGTAGTTCCGGTAGTTATAGGGCTTAATATATCAACACTGTTATTAACGCCAACGTAAAATCCATCGCCGGTGGATATTATTGCTGTTGATCCGTCTCGGATAGTAACTGTAAGGCTAGGCAATAATTCTATTGCTACGGTTGAAAATCTTCTACTGCCTAACTCAATAACATCTGCATCTATTAAGTCAATGGGTTGTCCTGGAACAGTATAGCCAGCTGAAGTATACTTTTCAGAATTAACACTGTTTTCTTGAGTATTTCTAATTGTAAAACTGTTTCTAGTCTTAACTCCAGTTGTGCTTTCTGCAGGATCAATCACTTCAATATATACCACTTCATAAACAATAGTATCACTGCCTGGGTTCTTAGCTATGGCAGTTTTTACTTCACCTAGCTTATATGTTTTACGCATATGATTTTTTGATGCAGCCGCAACGTATCTGTTAATTAATTTTGTTTCAATGCCTGCATAGATTAACATTTGTAATTGTTTTTGCAATCCAAAGTTAGGGTCGTTAGGTCTATATATTTTGTCGTTTTCGAATATTCTACTATCAGTAATAATTTCTGTAAGTGCGCTTCTTTGAGTTTGTCTTAAAAATGGACGTACACTAATATTACTATACAACTTGTCGTCTGGATCGCTGACTGATAATGTAAATTGTCTTTCAATTTTACTATAACCGAAGTGGTCTTTAACACTTACTGTAAATGTATACATCCTGTCAACATTTGTAGTATTCCCGTCAAGTGTTAGAGTCTGACTATCAAAAATTGTAAGCCCAGGATTAGCTACTGTACCAAAACTATTAATTTTACCTATTATGTCACCACCTGGACCTAATCTTAGTCCCGGCGGCAAACTGCCACTTTCTAAAACATACAGTAGATTTGCATTAGGTACTGTTGTGTTTGCAGTTACAGACAAAGTACTAATATAGTTAGAGCTTATCAATCCAAGGCTGCTAGATGTTTTCCATGTTAAGACACTGTCTATTTCGCCTAATAATTTTATAGTAAACGTCTTGTTTTTAAACGGTTGATCGTCAACATTTACTTCTGTACGAGTCGCTCGTACTGTAAATTTGTATTCTATTGTAATAGCAGGTTGATAAGGAACTTTGCCTCCTAGTTCACCTGTTTGTGTATCAAGCAATAGCCCTGGAGGTAGCACACTTGCACTGCCGTCGTCGTTCAACGACTGTAAAGAATATGTTATTATGCCAGTATCTGGATTAGGGTCAATAACGTCAAGATATAATGTAACATAGTTATTTGCCCGTCTAAAACCAAAGTTTGCAGGAGTTAACCAAATTGGCACTCTAACATTAGATATGTCTGCTGTAAAGATACCATTTGCAACTTGCATAATAGTATTGTCTGCTCTAAGAAAATCATCCCCTACAACATAAATTTTAAAAGTTCTGTCAGTATAATCATCACCGTCTGAAACACGTACGATGAATTCGTAATATCTGTTTAATTTTCTTGGAGACTTAGTAACAACATTAATGTCATATGAGCCTAGGTCATAAAAATAACTGTCAAATCCGTTTCCTGATCTTTCACCAAAATCATATGGAAAACTTCCGTAGTTATTAGCATCAAAGAATCCTGAACCTGCTGGTTTTTCTAATGCAAGAATAGGTTCTACAATGCCGGCTAATCGTCCGTCTACTGTAAGCGTAATGCCTGGAGGCAACTCGCCTCGAATCTTAGTATATTCTAACAGGTCTCCAGCTGAAGTATCAGGGTCGGTTGCGATAAGTTGATAATCTAACGGAGCACTGTCAATTATGAATAGCGCATCATTAGAGCCAACTGGCAAACTTCCTTCGGGGGTGGTCCATACAGGCTCGTCTGCGCCCGTAACAATTACATTAAATGTTCTATCGCTTATTAACCCATTTAGAGTTGCTCTAACGCAAAATTCGTATTTTGTATCACGTGCAACCTCAAATGGAGTGCCTACTAATTCGTACCCATTTAAGCGCATTCCACTAGGAATAGTGCCTGATATAACTGCTATAGTCATTCCTGAAGTTGCCATTGGCAAGTATCTACCATTAGCAGGTAACGCTAAACTTGTAGTTATACGTTCTTCTATCGTTGCTATAGTTTTATCAGACTGTAATGTCCAAAAGTCTGCCATGTAATACTCCTTATATTGTATTTATCGGAGTTACTAAATAGCTCCAAGCTCGACGCTTGTTGCATTTGGTATAGTAAGAGATCCAAAATCTACATCTGTGTTTAGAGTAAACCATTCAGAAAAACTAGTTGCGCTAGGAATGATAGCATCAAAGTCAAATCCAAATACAAATTTATCAAGATCACTTACATCTATTCCGTTTACAGTACCAGTTAACGGACCTACAAATGATGTTGCAGTTACCGTACCTGCAGCTTGAATATTGTTCCCGTCAGCATTTAATACTCCGCCTAGTTTAGGACTTGTGTCAGTTTCAACAAGATTAGTGCCGTCAACGTCAATAAACACATCTTCTGATGTAACTCGTGTAGTTGTGCCACTACCACCTTGTATTCGAATAGTATTGTTGCCAGTGCCTAATACAACACTGCCACTATCGCTTACAACAATTAGTTGTTTCATAGAAGCATCGCCGGATATAGTAAGACTGTTTCCGCCACCACTTAGACTAATATTTGATCCTGCAACAATACTCCTAAATTGTAGAGTGTTGTCACTTTTTTGTGCAAATAATCCTTCACCTAGTCCAAGGTTTGCTCCGTCGGATCCGTCTGCTGTACTTACTTTTGTATCTAAGTCTAAAAAGTTTGCGTTTACTTTATTAAATGCTTCGCGAACATCATCGCCGGTGCCGTCGTTTGCTATACTACCTATGTTTATACTTTGTATTGACATTTCTTATTCTCCGTTATGCGTTAATTGTAAATGATTGTCCAGCTGTTACTACCCAGCCGCCTGTAGTATATAATAAACTTACAGTGTCATATGTTGCGTTAAGTTCAATTGACGTTCCGTTTGCAAAGGATGCAGGAGTAATAGTTGCTGTACTAGACCCACCCATCTTAATTATATGTTTAATTTGTCCTGACACACCGTTTGCTAGTGTAAAAGCATCTGTACCAGTTGTGATAATTTCAGTACTAGTTGTAGTTAAATTAATTACACCTGGGCCAGCTATTACTTGCATGCCACCTAAGACTACTCCGTGTAGTGTATTGTTAACTCCGTCTACAAGTACTGTTGAATCATCTCCAAACACACTACCAGTTACATCGCCATCATGCGGTGCGCCAGCTACTTGATAGCCTGCACTTGCATGGTTGCCCCAACCAAATGCTGTGTTCCAATTTGCACTTCCTGCATTTGTAATTCTTGCATCTGCTCTAACATCTGTGTAATATAAGTTAGTGCCTTCAGTTAATTCAGTAGTAGTATTATTTGTTAATGTTACTTTATTATTAACACCGTCTACAAGTAATGTACTATCATCGCCAAACACACTACCTGTTATATCGCCATCATGCGGTGCGCCTGCTAGTTGTGCATCAGTAATGCCAAAGCCTGCTAGTGTAGTCGGCTTGTTTGTTATTTCTGAAAAGTGAACAGTTGTATTAACAAATGCTGTGCCGTTGTATTTTAAAATTTGATTAGCAACAGCACCAGTTAGTACTACATTTTGCAATTCACCAAGATCTTGATTAGTTAGGTCAATGCTTGCATCGGCAATATTGCCCGGCTCGTATCTACCTAAACTTGTATCGTAAATTAATGCTTGTCCGTTTGTTGCTTGTGTGCTTCCTACATCCGATAAATCTTCTGTACTAGCTGGAATACTAGGACGTCCGGTCAGGGCGGCATATGTTCCGTCAAACAATGAAGGCTTATTACTTAGGTCTGTATAACTGTTTGTTAGTGCAACAGTTCCTAATGGGTTACCATTTATGCTTACGCTATTACTATCTACAACAAGATTAGCAACAGTTAATGTGCCGCTTGCTGTAATATTAACAGCGTTCACAATACTGTTTGTGTTAAGATTTAAACTATCATTTGCTGGTAGTTCTTTAATCTTATTATTATCTGTTGTGTCTATTACTAGCGGATATCTTACTGCCATTTTATTTTCCTATATCTATATTTAGTGTAAATCTGCCCATCCAGCTGTACTATCATTATTAGCATCTGCTGCATAGCCTTGGAATTTTCCTGTTGTGGTATTGTATACAAATAACCCTTCTGCTGTAGTTAGTGCATCTATTGCTGCTTGAGTCAGCATAGGGGCTTTAAAACTACTTGGTTCAGCAGGACCTACAATCTTGCTGTTAACTCCGTCAACTAATATTGTTGAGTCGTCACCAAATATTGATCCAGTAACGTCACCGTCTACCTTTATACTTGCTCCGTTAACAACTAAGTTACCTTGGGCATCTGCTTGTAGTCTTGCATTACCAATGTAAACAAAATCTTTTACATGTAAGTCAGACCACCTTTTAGTAGAACTACCTAATGCTCTAGTCCCGTCAGTAGTAGGTATCATGTTAGATCCTATACTGTCTAAGTCTAGTGTGGTTGCTGCATACAGTTCGTCAAAGTTATCGTTGATTTTGTCAAAGGCTGTGCGTAACGGATCGCCGTCACCTTTGTTTATACTTGTACCAATGTTTACAATTTGCTTCGCCATTATACTCTCCCTACCACAACTTCAACAATGCCTTTGCCGTCGTCTGGTTTATTACCTACTGCTTTACCAATAACTTGACCAACACCTGGCGTGTTATTAACTATTGCATAACCTGGAATACTTGCTGTTACTAACATGTCGCCTTTATTAACAAGGCCTAGTACTTTACACGGTACACGCCCTTGTAAGCCTATTGCTGTAACATGATCACCTTGTAATGCACTGTTCATTAAGTGTGCTGGATTAGTTGATACTACACCAGCAACTCTTGTATTGCCTTTTGTATTTGTAACTGTGACTTCTTCTTCGCCGCCAAATACAACAACAGTTCCTTCTTCATAGTCTGCATCTGCTAAGTAATTCTCCGCCAAGTCAGCGTATTGTGCTGACGTTGCTGTGCCATCAAACACACTAGCATAGACTGTGTTCCACTTTCTTGCACTAGCACCTAAGTTTCTATTGCTTGAAGTAGCATCAGGCTCAATATGACTGTCAATTCTAGAAGTAAATGTTACAGTATCTGTTGTTGCATTACCTAGGTCAACGTTACCATTAAATGTAGCAGTTCCGCCTACGGTCATTCCATCAACTACTGCTACAACACCACTACCTTTTCCGTCTAGTGACAAGTTTGTATTAGTGCCGCTGTATGCTATAATTGAATCAACCTTTAAAGTATCATTAATTGCAACGCCGCCGGTGCCGTCTCCTGACAGTACTAAATCAGCATTGTTAGCTACTGTACTAATTGCATCGACATGTAGACCTGCATCATTTACGTATGCTTCAGTAGTGCCGTTAGTTACAAATACAATAGTGTTTGCTGCACTTTCTGAAAAGCCTCCACCTGCACCTATACCGATACCTGTGCTTGTAGCATCGCGTTCAGTTATGGCTTCGATGAAGTTTGTATACATCCAATCTGTTGATATATACCCTTCATTAGTATAACTACTTGCTGTTTGGAAATTACTTTCCGTTGCTATAGCTGTATCACCTACATCAATACTTCCTGGGAACGCAGTTACAAGTGAAGCACTTGTTGTTCCTGTTGAATTTAATATAACAGCTTGACCTGGTGTTTTAAGTGTTAATGTTGTTCCCGTACCAGTAGTTGTTGCAACTTCGTAACTATCTGCGCCACCTAATACAAGTCCTGATACTCTAATAGCACCGTCACTTAATGTTTTAACAATTCGACTAGCTTCACCACTTACAGTAATTTCAATAGCGCCATATGTTGCAGCCGCTGTACGTATTAGAACTTCGTCTCCACTTGAGCCAAAAGCACCAAATTCACTATCTCTTAGCGCACCGCCTTGATCAAGCACTGTGTCAAAACTAATTGCTGTTACAGCACCAGCACTTGCAGCACTTCTACCTAATACAGTATCAGTTGCCACCCATTGTAGTTTACTCGGAGTAATACCTGTTGTTGTTGAAGTACTTGTTTGTAATTCTACAAAGCCAGATGTGTGTGTAAACTCTGTATTCTTAAATGTAGCAAGTCCTAGGTCAGCTTGTGCAATTCCTGTAGCATTTGCTCTAGTACCTGCTGTACTCATAGCAAGTTTACTTTGTGCAATAGCCGCAGTTGACGACACATCAGCATCTATTAAACTGCCTGCCTCGTACTGGAAGTTATATTCTGCACCACCAGATGTTCTTGTAACAGTTACATTAATGTCACTGCCTGCTGATTCACTAGCGTGTGTAAGTTCTGGGAACGGTCCGCCTACGTCTGCTTGTAGTGCAGTTGTAAGACCAACTGCTGATGCAGTACCATTTGTTATAGTATCGTTGTCTGGATCAAATGTTCCTGTACTAACAGTATAAACAATTTTTCTAATACTGCCAAACTGTTCGTCAGTTAATGTTTCTAAATCTACTATAACTCCTGTAGCAGTTGGTGAGCTAGGATCGTTTTGTATTGTGTTACCAGCACTAAATGTTCCGCCAGTTTCTGCTTGTGTGTAAATGATTTGCTTACCACTAAACACTGCAAGTTCGTTTGCTCCAACAGTTCCTATAGACGTGTCTCGCATTGACTTTACATTAGCAAATGCGTTAGCATTATCATCAACATAGTTTTTGTTAGTAGCATCACTGCCACTAAGTGGATTACCTAAGTTCTGAACTTTGTTTGAGTTTAAATTTAAATTGCCCTCCATGGAACTTAGTCCATTTAGAGGAAGGAAACCTGTTCCAATTCTATTACCAGAACTAGGTATTTGTGCGCCTGACTTAACATTAAATCCTAATACTCTATTAATGTATCCGCCAACTGCTTTCTCTGTTGGTGCTGCCTGACCTGAATCATCAGCAAAACTATCATCAGCACTAAACTCATTAATAGTAACACCCTTTTTAAAGCCAAGTGCGTTAGCGTTTGATAACCCAATTTCGCCAGCAAATGTAATATCACCTGTTGCTTGGTCTACACTAAAGAACTTACCAACACGGAAGAAACCGCTTTGATCTGTACTTACAAAGAACACACGCCCTTTACGTCTTTCCCACACTTGGGCAGTTGTTGCAGTTTGGGCATCAGTATAAAAGTCAGCTAAACTATTAACTGGATCACCCAAAATAACATTTGGATAGTTTGAGTCGTTAAATCCGCCTGTACCTATCTGTGTAAAGTCGTGTCCTGTTGCTCTCATAAGTGAGATAGCAACTGTAATTTCACCTGTTGACCCTGCAGGTAAGCCTGCTGTAATTGTTCTATCAGTTGCCGGCACTGCACTAGCTAATCCTGCACCGCCGTATGCGCTAATATTTGTAGCTGCAACATCTACAAAAGTAATAAATGCCCAGCTAGTTAAGTCTATAACTGAAGGAACACTGTCAGCACCTAGTGCTCCGCTAGTTGTGCCAGTCCATGTATCAGTAGTATTAAACGTCCCTGTTACATTTTGTAATTCGATGGTTGTTCCTGATACACTAGCATGTACAACGCCTGTTGCTCCTGTGTTAGCCTGTGTAATAGTTTCACCTGCGGTTACACTTATACTTCCTGTAGTGGTAAATTCTGCAACAGTAGTATAGTTTGTAACACCGTGTGTTTTACCACTCCAAACGAATCGCATACCGCCAAGGGCACTATAGCTTGCATCACCTGGATAAAGACCTGCTTGTGTTCTACTGTCTCTTGCAATACGTTCAGAATTATCATATAAATTTTGGGCACTTGCGACTAGTTGACCAACAGCAAGTTTTGTATCTGCTTGTGTCGAACCGTACCCGCTGCCTAATTTAGTAGTCTTAACAGCCATATTAACAAAATCAAATCCTACTTCAAATGTAGTTGCAATTTCATCTGCTGCTAAGTCTTGACTAAAGCTATCTTTATTACTAAATGCAATACTTCTGTATGTTGAATTATCACTTTCGTCAAAGTTAATTGCTGTACTAGGTCTTGTAACTAACGTTCCAGGACTGCTAACATTGTCAAAGATGTGGTTAAAGTTGTTTCTGTATTCAACGATTGTAGCATCTGTAACAGTAGCTTGTAATGTACCAAAGTAGTCTGTTGCAGAAACGTCATCAGCTTTAAGATCTAGTTTGTAAACAAAGTTGTTATGAGTACCAGTTGCTGATCCAAAAATTGTTTGAATGTCGATTGTTAAATCATTAGTTGGTGAACTTCCGCCTATCAGTGAACCACTGATTGTAAGTGTGTCAGATGCTGAATGTCCATAACCTGGTGTACGTACTGTTACAACAGCCGCTCCTGCCGCTCCTATAACACCAGTAGCTGTAACTGTTACACTTACTGTAGTTCCAAGACCAGCTCCACTGCCTGATGCTGCTATGTTTGCATATGTTCCGGTAGCTGCTGTAGTACCCCCTAGTGAAGCATTATCTAATGTACTTACGCCTGTTGCAATAACGTCACCGGCTTCGCCACTAACTCCGTCACCATCTATATCACTAAGATTAGTTACTGTGGATATAGCATAATTAAGTGTACCTGTTGCGCCACCGTGGTCGATAGTGATTATACTGTTTGCACTTGGTGGAACTTTTAAGTCTGTAATATAAAAACTAGGATCTTCGTTTGCGTTTGGATACGCAGCAGAAGTAAGTGCCTTACCAGGTTGTACCATATCGTACTTTTGAGTAATTTGATCTGGAATTTCGTTTGGATCAGCGCCTTCAGCAATTAATCCAAAGTTACCATAACCGTTAGAACAGTTTAGTCCTCTAATTTCCGAACCGTTGTTTGCATACATTGCTGTTTGACAGTAGTAGGTAAACGTTGACACTTGCTCTGAAAATGCAGCATTGTTTGCAATAAGGCCGTAGCCTAGATCGTTAATCTGTGTAAAGTCGTTCGCCAACATACTTCTGTTACCAGCAGTTTGAAGGAATATATCTCTTTCAACAGATGAGTCATCAAACTGTTCGATATCATAGCCACGTCCTGAGTTAGAACTAGCATCTAGATAAAGTGTTGCAGTACCTTGTCCTTGGTCATAGTCAGAAATTGCGTTAACTTGATAACGTCTTCCTTCTACATAGAAAGGACATGGTAACTCCGGAGGCCGCAATCTCAGGCCTTCGCCTAGCTCACTTTGTACAGTTATTCTAAATCTGTCTGCTGTTTCAGGCTGTCCGGTAACTCTAGTAGGCAAGTTACCAACATACGCATCAACATACATTCCGCCTCTAAACGCCTTTTTGTTAATGCTCTGTGAAAAACTAGATGCTGTTTGAATATAAGGAGATTTAGTAAGTACCTGTCCTTGTGGATCAAGCACACACATAAATCCGCCATGCCCTTGTACAGTTACGTTACGAATAATAGTAGCATCACTCATTAAGAATACATCAAGTGCATCGTTACGTTTAGGTGGATTATATTCTACGTTGAACACAAACGCAACTTTGTCTATTAATTGTCCAACAACTGATGCTGTTCCTGATTCGCCGGATCCTAATGTAATATCTGGTGTTTCAACAGCAAGTACTCCTGCCGCTCCAGCTGTATATTCACCGAATGTAATTGCATTGGATATTGCACTAACAAAAGTGTGAGCTGATGTTTCCGATGATGTTCCAACATTAACTGTAATCGTATTAGCAGTTTTTGCAGTAATTTCTAACTTAGTTTGGAATGCTGGATCTGTTGCTCTTGGGAATGTAACCGCAGTTGCGTTTCCATCTGATCCACATGTAAATGTAAACCCATTTAGCTCAATCTCAATATACTGTCCAACTGTTAAACTGTGTGACCCAATAGTTGCTACTAATACACCTGTTAGAGGATTGTAAGTAGCGTTAGTTGGTGTAAATTGTGCTTCTACAACAGTGTAGTTAGGAGCTGCACCTGTTAATAGTGCATTAGCAAGTGTACTAATATTTCGTATAGCTGCCTCTGTTGCTATTTCTTGTGTACTGTCGCCAAGTTGTGTTAGGTAGTCTCTGTCACTGCCTGTAAGCAATGAATGATACGACCCTTGCACTTCTAGTGTCTTTACTTCGCCACCGGAAACTAAATCCGCTATTAATGCATCAACAATAAGTTTTGTATCTCTTCTACACTTTGTTGCTGAGTAAACTAGAGATGGAAATCTATCACTAATATATCTAATAGTTTCTTCTACAATGTAATCTTTATTCTCTGATATAATACTTGAAGCAGTTGAATATAACCCTACGTTTGTTACTGTGGGTCCTAAGTTAAGTGCCTTGCCAGCATCAGCAAGATAATGGTATCCGAACTTACCTTGTGCTACACCGTCTTGGTTAAAGAAGTCAGTACCGCCATTGTTAATTGTTAATCCGTCAAATGTGTTATCTCTATAGAAATATAAGTTAGCCCATTTACTTTGCGATATTCTAGGTACTCTGCTATCAGTTTCAGATTTTGGTTTAATAACAACTCGTCTAAATTCATCACCTTTAAGCGAAACGTTATTAGATAATCTAATAGGATAATCTTCTTCGTAGATTCCTGTTTCGACCATAATAGTAACTTGCTTTTGCGCAATAAAGTTGCCGTACTCTAAAGGCTCTTCAGGTTCAAAGTCCTTTGCACTTAACAAGTGAACTTGGAAAACTGTTGGTCCAGGTTCTAATGAGCCAGTCTGTGGATCAGTTGCTGCTTCAGCACTTACGTTATTTGTAAAACTTACAATCTGACCAACTGCTTCAGACCGCTTACCTCTAATAACTTTACCAGGAAGTGCATCAGTATTACTAGGATTAGTTTGATCAGTGTTACTAGCTGCACCATTAGTAACAACAATTTTATATGTACTTCCGTATACAGTGTCGCCGCCTGAGTCTAGGCCGCCTTGAATAATTGTATTAACTAAATTAAATTTAGCTTGTATAGCAGTTACAGCATTTGGATCCGCATCCAAGTCATTAGCAATAGCTGTTGGTTGACTCGCTGCTCCTAAATTGCCACTTACATTGCCAGTAAACTGATTTGCTGTTGTTAGTGTGCCAGTAGTTTGCTCTAATTGTATAGTACTGCCGCTTGATACACTAGCACGAACAACACCAGTAGCGCCACTACCTGCTTGTGTTAGTGTCTCGCCTGCTGATACACTTACGTTTCCTGTAAGTGTAAGGGTGAATACTGTTCCTAAGTCTAAGTATTGATTTTCATCTATTTGGAAAACTTGACCTAATATACCTGTTGTAAACGCTGTAAATGATGATGTATTATAAGGCGTAGTTAGAGCTGCATCGTTATACAATTCAAATGTTTGTACACCAGTAACCTTAACATACTTTTTAGTATTAGTGGTTATCTCTACCATACCAGCTATATTTCTAAATACAACAATATCTTTATCTACTAGTCCGTGTGCTGTACTAGTTGTAACTGCTGATATTGCTCCTACTGTAATTGATGTAATAGTTTTTTGGTTGTAAAGATCATTTGTTAAACATACTGTTGCAATGTTTCTAGCAGCAACAATGCCTGCAACAGTTTCTGAAAGTTGAGACGTAATTGCAATTCTAGCACTAACACTAGAATAATAACGTTGTGCTGCTTGCTGTGTTAAATAGTTGGCTGAAAGGCCTCTGTTAATATCTAAAGAAATAGCATCAATAATTAGCCCAGTGTCTCTTTGACATAGTGATTTGCTATAAGCAAAGTTTGGAAAAGTTTTATTAATAAACCCTATAACTTCTGCGGCAATATAATTTCTATTACCATCAAGTAATTTTCTTGCTTGTTCGTAAACAGGCGTTTCGACATCTGCGTTAATAACCACTGCATCTTTTGTAAATGCTGTATGTGTCAACGTCTGCATATAGTTGCCAGGTACTTTTGGAGCACTTCTAATTAACTCTTCAGCACGTTTTGCTGCCGCATTAATACTACCAAATGCATATGTATACGAAGTTCCTTCTTTGCCTGAAGGAACGCCAGTCATTAAGTCGTCACCTTTAGTGCTTACAAATAACGCTTCAGGAGAACTGTATGCTGTATTATCAACATAATATTTTGTAGCTGCCTGTAAATCTTCAGCACCATTAGGTGATCCTCTACCTGCTAGTTCGCCAGGATGATCGGAAAGTGTTAATATGCCTTCCATAGTATCGCCCTGCCTACGCACAGTTGCGTCTCTTGGCATAGCAGTGTCATCTAAGAAATTTCCTGCTAGTGTAGCATCAAGACTTGCATCAACTATAGTGTGAGTATCGTCAGCAGCAATAACTCCTGCTGGATTAATCTTAAACGATTCTGCATCTGCACTTGAATCTGTAATAGCATATGCTTTATTAGTTTCTGTATATAGATCTAATCTTGTTGGTGAAACTACTCTTAAATAATATGTTGTTCCTGAAACAAGGTTAGTTGGATCTGTATCTTCAGCATTAAACTTTATAGCTGTACCGTTTGAACCACTTTCTAAACCGTGGCCACCGCTTTGTAAAGCCTGTGCAACATTGTAATGTGAATTAATAACTAAACTGTCGTCAGTATATGATGCAATTTCCCATGTATACTGTAATTTTCCAGTCGGCTCTTCTGCAACACGTAACGGCAATCCTGAAGTAATATATCGTTGATCTGCATACCCTTTAGTAATTACAAGATCGTCAATAGTAATTCCACTTAGGTTAGAATGCTGAGTATTCATATCTTCAGCTGCGGCTTGACTAATACCAACATTAGCAATACCATTTCCGCCTGCATCTAACGGCCCACTTAATGTTGGAGTTAGATCGTCACTCATTTGAGTAAACGAACTTGAAATAACTAACTTGCCGGCAACATCATAACTAAATGTAATAGTGTCTGCTGCACCGCCTCCTAAGTCACTGTTGGATCCAAGTGTTACTAATTGAACGAGCGTACCTGCATCGTTTACTAGCGGTATAGTATTAGGTGTTAGGGTGTCTGGTGTATCACTTAGTGTAGAAAATGTTATCTGTCCTCCAACACCAAATACAGCATATAGTTCACTAAAGTTTTCGTTCGTTTTGCGAAACGATTCTCTAATACTATCGCCAGTGCCATCGTTACCTTCTACACCAATGTTTACATCTTGCTTTGCCATCTATCTTGCTCCGTTTATATTGCTGGGATTGCTAATTTGTCTACGTCAAAGTTTACACTTACGCCGCATCCACACGCTGATTGTGCGTTAGGGTTATTAACTTCAAATGTTGCACCCATTATATTTTTAACATAATCTATTTCTGTACCTATCATGAACATTACTGCTGTAGATCCAACTACAAACTTACCTGTAATAGAATCAATAACTATATCGTTTGCTTCTAAATCAGCTTCTGTTGCTACTGTAGCCCAATCGTATTCAAAACCTGCGCAGCCTCCACCTTTTAAGTTAAGACTAACGGCATAGCTGTCATTTTCCTCGCATATTCTATCAATTTGTGCTTTCGCAGTATCAGTTAGTCTACAGATTGTCATAATAGTATCCTTGTTATATGTATTTATCGTTACGTTTTATAATCTTAATGTTAAATATACTTATGTTCATAAGAGAATTCCAAAAAGAAACCAGGCATACTCGTAAAAGTAAAACGGGCAAGGAACACGCCTACAAGCGTGATATTACATATTGTGTATTTAGATGTGATAATTGTGATGCAGAGTTTGAACGTGCTAGAGGTAGCATGGATCCAAAGAGATTAAACAATTCTTACTTTCACGTATGTAAGAACTGTGATAGTAAGAAATTTGCACAACGAAAAGGTGTTGAAAAGAAGCAGATGTGGGATTTACCTGCTTCTAGTACTTTAGATATTAGTAAACTTTAGTCTTCTTTACTATAAATTGCCCAAGCACCGTATGCAATAGCTGCATATGCCGCCAGTTTAGCAAATGGTCCTGCAATTAGTACAACAACGCCAACAGCAATTAATGCTGCTCCGTTCCAAGATGTACGTTCTTCTATTCTATCTTTAATCCAATTTTTCATAATATTTTCCTCCTAATACTTCCAGCCGTCTTTTTTAACAGTCCCGTTTGTATTTTTAACTTTTTCAGGTGTTGGAAATTTGTATTCTTTTATCACAGGGACATATGTTACAGGTCCTGTATCAATGCGGATGCCTCGTACCTTATCCAAAGATAAGTTCTTTTTTAACCCTTTTGTTTTCATGTTTGTCTCCTATGCAGTATTTATATAAATTGATACTTGCTAAGTTTTTCATCTTAGACTCACACATGATATCTGCGTAAGGTAAGAAGCTAAGTGCATAGTCATTTACTACATT